TCGCCATGACTTGCGCTCTAGGTTGTAGTAGCGTAGAGTCTGATCGCCTGTCGCTTCATGGTTTTGCAAATGCTTCAGGCAAGTCTCAATGTGTCTTGCGTCATACCAGTCGTCATCTTCCATGATGATGATCACATCACCTTTGGCAGCTTCCAGACCGTTGTTCATGTTGTTGGCAAGATTGCCTGCGCCTGATGGCATTGGGTCATGTATTTCGTTCGGCAATCCTAGCTTGTCGCCACCATTGCAGATCAGCCATTCAGTCGGCTGAATTGTCTGCCTTGCCATGTAATCAACCAGATGCTTGATGCCTGCTGGTCGGTTGCAGGTTGGCGTGATGACGCTGATGTTCATGCGTTCAATATCTGTTGAGCGATCTTCAGACTGTCGTGATGTTGCTCCACCCATGACCTCTGCGACCCTTCCTCAATGGCTTGCTGTGTTCTTTGTTCAACTTCAGCGTGAGTTGGTATAAATCCGCCACGCCCTGAATAGCTGTTCTGCATGTTGGTCAGCAAATCAGGAGGTCCAAGCAAAGCACTTTGATATGCTTGCCTGTGGTCATAGATAATGGTTGGCGCACCACACGCCATTGATTCAAGTGCTGCCCTGCCTGTGGCATACACGCACTTGGCTGATCTTAGAATGTCTCTTGCTTGCTCATGCGTTTTGTCTTTAACATGCAGGCAATCGGCAGGCACTTTGATTGGCGCTGTCCTGTAACTGTAACGCACCACAGGCTCTCTCAGATTGCCTGTATCGCTCCAGAACTTTAAGTCAATGGGTTGCCTTACAATATCGCAAAACAGCCCCCAGTGGCTTCTCACGCCTTCTGAGACGCACATCACCACATCAGTGCAATCTTGCGGCTTCTCGTCTTCAATAATCCCATGACTGACTAGAACCGACCTGTGCGCATACTGCAACAAGCGTTTGGTGTATTTAAGATTGGCAAAGATGCCCAGATCATACTGCTCATTTGGCGTGTCAGCTGGCTCGTATATTCCAACCTGATGACCCATTTCTTCAAACTTTTTGGCGAGAGTAGAGATCCAGCTTTGCACACCACCGATTGGTCGCTTGCCTTTCGGTGTATATTTGGCGCTCATCAATATCTTCAAAGCGTCTCACTCAATTCTGCACGATCAAAGCACTCAAGATTGGTCATGCGTGAGCAGTTGATCACCTCAACTCCCTGCGCTTTCAAACCATCAGCCAGCAGGTTCATGTGCGAGATCCACTGCTTAAAGTTTCCGCAGTTGCTCAGACCATGCGGATGGTCGCCATGCCAGTGCGACTTGCCATTGCTGAAACCCATATCAAAGCCCAGCAAGATGATGCGCTTTGCACCCATGTTGTAGACGACATGAATCGCCTGATGACCTGAGTTGCCACCAGTGCGTATCTCTCCGACCTTGCCAGACAGACCGCCACCAGTTGAGCCTGTGATGCGTCTTGCACCCCAGCGCTCACCGCCTTGCGCATAGCAGTATTTCTCACCCTCAAATGCGTGCGCTTCCTCGCCATGCTTATCCCACCACGCTCTGTCGCAGGCATACAAGATGTCTGCCCACAAAGCCAGTCGGAATGTGGTGTTGATCACACACACCTTGCCATTGCCAGCATCTCGCCAGCGTTTGACCAATTCAACATCATCCGTTGTCAGGCTAGGACCTGACGCAATCACAACCCAATCAGACACCAATCACCCTGTGTGGATGCAGTAGGTAGTCAAATGTTTTGGGAAGTTCTGTGGCAATCGTTCCAGTCACCATGTTCTCACGATGCTCATACATCTGACCGACCATCAACAGAATGGCTTGCTTAATCTGAGCAGGTATCAGGTCAGCAGTGGCGGGCGAGTCCCCTGACGCATAACCGACTGTGACATTGATTGTGAGTCCACTCAAGCCTTCTTTGACATCGGGTGGCTCTAACACTCGGATTCTGGCTGGGATGCTGTCAGAATCGACCTCATAGCCTGTGAGCGTCTGTGTCGCACCTGCTAAGTCAACATAATTGATCGAGTCAACAGATAGCACAGGATAGACTGGCAGAGTGATGATGGTCACGCCATCTTGGTTCTCGGTCGGAAAGTCATCACGCTTGAGACGCAAAGTGCGTTGTGCCAGATAGCGTTGCAGATAATCCTCAGCCGCACCTGTCGCTGCCGAGATATAGAGTTCAATCAGATCATCGTCTGGATGCTGACCGTACTCAGTAAATAGACGGAGGTGCTGATGAACTTGCCTCAGGCTCACTGGCTGATAGGTCGCCTGTGTCAGCTGAGTCACGCTCCAGTTGTTTTTGATTGTCTCGTTCATGCTTCACCACTTTGGTCTTGTATGAAACAGCACCAGCGGCAGCCGCTTCTTGGAGTGCTGCCTTCGGAATCTCTTGTCCTTCTTTGATCCAGCCGTACCTTACACTGAAAAACTTGTTTTTCGCTTTCATGTCAATCTCCCGTTAAAGGGAAGCCACTCCCGAAGGAGTGGCGTTCCACAAGGTCTTACAGCGTGAGGTCGCCATAGCCCACACCAGCAGGTGTGAACACACAGAGAGCCGCACGCAACTCGGCACGAACTGTGACCAAGTTTGACTGCACATTGGTGTCGTCTTGCTCAAACATCTCAACAGTTGCACCAGAACGCTGGAACAATGTCATTGATGATGGGTCAACGATGTAGAACTTACCAGCAGGCACATTGTTGTTTGGAACAACTTGCAAGCCCCAGATCATTGGAACAAGACCACCTTGCAGGTAGTTCAAGGCAGCACCTTCACCAGCAATGTAGCGGTCATCAGAAGCACCGACTTTCAGACGCTCCATAGCACCCCAGTCAGCTGGGTTCAAGAACACAGCAGATGGGTTGTAGTCACGACCAATCATGGCGTACTTAGCCTTTGAGATGCTGTCGAACGAATTGTCACCACTCACTGGAGTGTATGCGACATGGCGACCAGTGTCAGCAAGACCAGACAGGTTAGGCGCAGTGCCATTGCCTGAAAGGATTTGTGACTCAAGACGCTGACGGATACCGAAACGCAAGCGAGAGTCAATGTAAGACTCCAACGCAGGCGCATCGTCCAGCACTTGGCGTGACAACTTCAACCAGTGTGCGATGGTGCGAACTGGGTCATTGACCAACTCGAACAGCACATCTGATTGTGGCTTAGTGCCAGCCTCTGCAACTTCAGCAGCATTGTTGGTGAATCCAGGAGGAGAATCCTGCGCTGGGATTTCACGAGTGTATTCCATGCTGTTTGAAGATGTCGCACCAGTTGGAATGAAGTCCAAGATGGTGTGCTGACGGAATGGACCTGGAACGATGCCAGGCAGACGGTCATAAGGCACAAGCACACGATCTGGTTCTTGTGGAGAGCCACTCTCACCCAAGATGGTGTTCTTCAGTTCAATGCGTGCAGACTTGGTTTGACCAGCCATGAACGACTTGAACGCTTCGCTGTCAACCGCTGACTGACCGAGACTCTTGCGAGCCTGACCAGAGTGGTCCATCTTAGCCAATGATGCAGTTTCAAAGTCTGCAAACTTAGCAGCCAACTCGTCTGACTTCTGGATCAGGCTCTTGTGTTCTTCAGCCAAAGCCTTCACTTCGTCACGCACTTCGTTGGCAGCAGATTTGCTTTCCTTTACCTGCCCTTCGTATTTCTCGATCGCTGAGTCTAAAGACTTCTCGACAGCAGCGATGAGTTCTTCAGTTTTTATTTCGCTCATCGTTTTCTCCTTACTTTTGGGTGTTGAGTTTTAGCGTCTTGTATAGACGCCAGTTCAAGGTTGCCGCCACATCATTGCTGATGCTGTCTTTAGTCTCAGAGTCGCTCTGAGTCAAGGTCTTGATCTGCGATACAATGGCAGTCGCAGCAGACCGACTGAGACCGCAAGCGTCACGCAGGCAGTTCTCAGCATCTTTGAGACTTTCGCATTGTGCGATTGCCTCGCTGATTCCTTTGACTTCGTCAATCTTTGCACCGAGATCGGCAGGCTCCTCAACCACGCTGATCTCAATCAGTTCAATCTCTTTGAGTGTGCGGATGCCAGTCTCTTTGTCGTCCTCGTATTCTTTCGGAATGTAACCAATGGACAGACCATCAACTGCGCCAAACTTCAAGCTGGCGTAGACATCCTCAGCGACAGAGTGTCCTGGCGTTAGCTTGCCTTCGACAAACAATCCCTTGTCGTCCTCGTACATCTTTTCCCATTTGCCGATGACTGGTCCAAAGTGATTCCAACGCATGCGCACTGGTCGCTCTCGGTTCTCAATGGTGTCAGCGTATGCACCCTTGACCACTGTGTCACCGTACGAATCGATGCCATCAAAGACTGACGCATAACCTCTGATCATGCGATCATCGTCATCAAAGTCCATCTCTGCGACATCTAGTTTGATTTGTTTGTACTGCATCACTATTCCTCTGCCATTTCGATTCTGGCGTTTGGTGTCATTGAGTTTGATTCACGACCAGACAGCGGCACGATTGCACCATTGGCATAGAGAATCTCTCCACCTTCCATTGGTGGCAGACCTTCATCTCTGCGTGCTTCGTTTGGCGTGATGATGCCAGCGTTGATGCCAGCACGATTTGACTCCATCCGTTCTCTCTTATCCAGTCTTAGCAGGTCGTCAAAGTCATAGGTCACACGCATGTTTTGGCGTTTGCCTTCTGGCAACAAGTGTTGCTTCATTGACTCTGACAATGAGTTGACTCGGTTGCGAAGTGACCGCTTATACCAGCCACGCATGATCTCTGAGATACCTGATCCCCATGCTGTCGTGCCTGCTGTGTCGTTGATCAGCACCGATGGCACATCCATGAATCGTGCAACATCTTCAACTTGAAAGCGTCTGGAATCGAGCAACTGAATGTCTGTGGGGTTCATGCTGATTGGTTGGAACTTCATGGAAGCCTCAAGAACCATCAGCGTGTCTGTGCCGCCTTCGGTCAAGTCTTTGAATCGTTGGCGAACCAGTTGACGCTGATCGTCTTTGAGTGTTCCATCAATGGTCAGAACGCCTGATGGCTTGCCTGCGTTCTTGAATACCTGCCCAATCCTACGGTCACCAGCCAGCCCAACTGACACAGCGTTGCGTGCATAAGCCAGCGGAGACAGCCCCACGATGCTGTTGCCAAACATCTTCCAGTGCCAGATGTTCTCTGCGGCATAGGTCACCACACCGCCATC